GTGCCGAGCGCCAATCTCTGTCGCGGAGAATGGTGAAAAGTGAATCATCCACCCAAGGCCATCGTGGGTCGCCTTGGCGTATTCCGTGGCGGTCGGAAGGTCGGTAGGGCTCATGTGCTGTGTTCCTGTTGCTGTGGTGGTGTGGTGTCGTGGTGTCGTGGTGTCAGGCGGCCAGTAGCGTGTAGACCGTCCGGTAATACCGGCACTGGCCTTCGCCGCCCCGGTAGCCGTTGCCCAGATGGAGCACCTCGCTTTCGGTCTCGGTGTTCGTCAGCTTGCTGCCGACGAGCGCCCGGGCCATGCGGTAGGGAACGGTGCCTCTGAAGGCGAAATACTCAACGCGATACGTTCCCGGCTGGCACTCGGCGGCAATCGCTTCGTCGGGTGTGATGACCAGAGTGTCCGTCTGGGTTTGCTTCGCTTTACCCCGGAGCCAGTTCAATTCGTTGGTCATGTGGTGTGTTCCTGTGTTGATGACAGGGATATACGAAATGGCGTGAAGTTCGTCAATGGGAAATGTGGGGGGAGAGGGAGAATTATTTTCGGGCACTTGGTACGCGCCTACGGCGCCGTGCGGAGGGAACCTAGGTAGTGGTTATGATGACCTCAGAGGTAATGAAAACGATTACCTCATAGGTAATGGGTTGACAGATGACGAGACGGCGTTAACCATGTCGTGTCCCACGAGATGAGACAATGTCTGCTAGCACGTCCCAGCACGTTAGACAGTTGCCGCATACGGCGTGGAAGCCCGGTCAATCGGGCAATCCCAACGGCCGGCCAAAGCCCGAGGTCGATATCGCGGCGTTGGCGCGTAAGCATGGACCGCGCTGTATTGAAGTCGCGGCGCGGCTGCTCGGCAGCAAGGATGAGAAGATGAGACTCGCTGCGGCTGTCGCGTTACTTGATCGAGGTTTCGGCCGGCCCAAGCAGGAAATTGAGACGACGGGCAACGCTACGATCGAGCTGCACCTCGTGGCCGCGCGGGTCATATCGCAGGAGTTGTTGGCCTCGGCCGACGCACCGCCTGTCATCGAGCATACGGCCGTCACGAGCGACGCGCTCGACGTGCCGACGGAGTGAGTATGTCGCGACATTCCGCGAGCTATGCGCGAACGAAGCGGGAACAACTAACGCTCATACAAACCTCGGATGCATGTGTAAACGGTCGTTTGATCAGGTGGCCGCATGACTTATGCTACGGACACAGCGGTTATCCGCATAAGCGTGACGATGTCGTTATGATGAAACCAGCGATGATTGAACGCGTGCGCCAGGGTCAACACGCGGCCGACGTGGAAGGTGTCCCGACGCGGCCTCATGGGACACCGCTACCCTGGCGCGCACCAGGCGCCGGCCGTAACGCCCCCCCCCACCAAGGCCGTCTGGTGATGGCACTGGTCCCCCTCCCAAATCCTGGCGTAAAACTTCCCAACTCTGTTACGACATGGCAACGTCATGAGTGATGGTCGTCTCTATATAAGGTGTGAGTGTGGCGGCCTCCTTTGTTTGGCGAAGACGTATTATGATCCGTTCGCGACGATTGGGAGTGTGGTTGGTTCCGAGGCGTTGGCTGTATGGTTGAACGCGCACGTCATTGAGCATGCTGGTCTGTCGTGGGAGCCGATCGCGTGTGGTTCCCGGTTCAGCGTGACGGATGAGACGGTGCCGTGAACGAGAGCACGCAGCAGTTACTGGCTGGCATACCTGACAAGCTCATTCGCGCCCTTCCTCCGGCCTTCATTGCGCTTCTTGTGCTCAACATCATGTTCATGGGCGCCCTTGCTTACTCTGTCAGCCACAACAGCGAGGCTCGGAACGCGTTGTTGAAGACGATCATTGAGCGTTGCCTGGACAAGCCGGGATGAGCGACGCCCCGAGCGCGCTCCCGGCCGACTGGGGCGAGCGGATCGCCCAGGCCGAGAACCCGTTCCACGTCGCGATATCCCGTTACGCCCGCGCCCCGGTTGCCTTTGTCAGGGAGGTGTTGCGTGTCGAGCCGGATGCGTGGCAACTCCAGGCCCTGCAGGCCCTCGCCAAAGGCCACACCCGCATTGCCATCAGATCCGGCCACGGTGTCGGTAAGACGGCGTTCGCCGCCTGGGTTCTCACGTGGTTCGCGAACACCCGCGCGCCCTTCAAGATCGCCTGCACCGCGCCGACCAGTCCGCAGTTGTTTGACGCGTTGTGGCCCGAGACGATCAAGTGGTTCAATTTGCTGCCGAAGGGATGGCGGGATTTATGGAACATCACGAGCGATCACATAACGCTGCGTTCCGATCAGGAGTGTTTCATTACCGCCAGGACGAGCAGGGCCGACACGCCCGAGGCAATGGCTGGGCTCCATTCAGATCATGTGCTGCTGGTGGCTGATGAGGCCAGTGGCATACCCGAGGCGGTATTCGAGGCGGCGGGTGGCAGCATGAGTAGTCCCGGTGCCGTAACGATACTCATTGGCAATCCGACACGATCGAGTGGGTTCTTTTGGAGATGTCACATGCTCGAAAGAGACAGGTGGCTAACCATGAAGGTATCATCAGCGGAAAGCAAGAGGGTATCACCCGGCTTCGTCGATGAAATAGCGAAACGATACGGCATCGACAGCAATGCCTACCGTGTCCGTGTCCTTGGCGAGTTTCCCCAGGCCGATGACAACACCTTGATTGGTGCGGAGTTGGTGGACAGCGCGATGCGTCGGGACATCGCCATCGACATGACGCAGGCTGAGTATTGGGGTGTTGATGTCGCTCGTTTTGGCAGTGACGCCTCCGTCCTCATCAAGCGGCGCGGCAACGTGGTGACTGAGATGCCGAGGCGTTGGCGGCAGTTCGATACGATGCAGCTAAGTGGTGCGATCAAAGCCGAATACGACCTCCAGACCATCAAGCCCGCCCTCATTGTCATTGATGTCATTGGCATTGGCTCGGGTGTTGTTGACCGGCTGCATGAGCAGAACCTGCCCATACTGGGGCTTAATGTCAGCGAGGCGGCGTCAACCACTGGCAAGTATGCCCGTCTGCGCGACGAGTTGTGGGTCAGGACCAAGGAGTGGTTGGAGAGCCGGGCCTGCCGCCTGCCGCTTGATGATCAGCTACGCGATGATCTGGTGGCCCCGCGCTATGCTTTTTTGAGTGATGGGCGGCTGCAGGTTGAGAGCAAGAACAGCATGCGAAGCCGTGGCCTCGCCAGTCCGGATGCCGCTGACGCTCTCATCCACACCTTTGCTCAGCAGGGCCTGGGGATTGGCAGCGGCATGACCTCGGGGCTGCACGACAGCCGCCCCTTTGGGATGGCCTTCGCGCCTGGGGAGTTCGTGTAATGGTTTCGGAGGAGCGGGATCGCGAGTGGCCGCCGTTTGACGATGATCCGAAGCACAGCGCCATCATGGAGGGGTTGGTCAGGCGGATTGTTCTGGGTGTGGCTGACACGTTGGCGAACGGGATCGTCGTGGAGCTTGGTGAGCGTTTGAAGCAGCAAAAGAACATCAATCTGGACGCCCTCGCGCGGCTGCGCGTGTTGGAGGCGGCGGTGGAGAAGTTACGCGCTGATTTTGGCAAGCGATTGAATGATGTTCGCGAGCGCGCCGATAAGCAGTTCGAGACGATTCACCACGACGTTGGTTTGATGTTGAAAGAGATCCGGGACAAGCAGTCATGACCGAGAAGAGCATGACCGATGGTGAGATCAGGCGGTTGAAGGACTCCGTCGCGGACACGCGGCTCATGGTTAAGGGGCTACATCGCGAGTTCAAGATTCTGGCGTTGGCTTTGGAGGCGTTGGAGCGGCGTGCGTACAAGCCTGGCCCGGCGACCATTGTCGTGCGGAACGCCGAGGGTTTGACGGATGATGAGGCGTTGTATGGCGTGAGGGCCGACGTATGACCGAGGTTGATCCGGAGTTGGAATATCGCGAGGCCCTGGCGGCGTTTCATGCGGCGGTCGCGCGTTTGCAGCGGGCGCGTAATCGGTTGATCGCATCGCGGGTGTGGTCGGTGGGGGCAACGTCATGAGCGGCATCATCGGCCCTCCAGGCCAACCCCCCGGCGGCCCCCCACCCCTGCCGCCGATCCCCAACCTCGTGCCCAAGGGCATGCGGCCGATCGGCATCAATGCCACGAGCGAGCAGATGCTGGCGTTTTTGTTGCCGCCGAAGAACAATGATGATCCGCCGCCCGACAGTGACCAGTCCCTCCCACCCACGCTCAGGCGATACGCGGCGGGATTAAGACCGTCCCCACGTCCCACGGCCGCGCCATGGCAGCAGGAGATCATTTTCGAGCGGCTTGGCAAGACCGACGCCGAGATCGCTGAGAACGCCCGGTTCTGGTTCTCGGCCTGCCGGAATTACGATGATCAGCTGAGCCGGCAGCGGATAACCGCCTCGGAATATTACGCCGGAGAGCCCAACGCGCCGAGGCTGGAGGGCCGCAGCAACATCACCTTGACCGTGGTCAGGGACACCATCAGGCAGACGCTGCCCTCCCTGCTGCGTCTCTTCACTGGCGTCGAAGATCCCGTTTCTTTCAGCCCCATTTCGTCGGAAGAGACGGATGGCACGGTGGCCCAACTGGCGCGGCAGGCGACGGATTATGCCAGATGGGCCTTGTTCTCGGCCAATCCCGGCTGGACCATTCTGCATGACGCGCTGCTTGACGCGCTGACCCGCAAGGCGGGGTGGGTCAGATGGCACTGGGGCGCCAGACAGGCCAGCAGGACGGAGGTGTGCGAGGGGCTGTTGCTGCCGCAGTTGCAGATGTTGTTGGCCGAACCTGGGATTGAGGCGAGCCGGATCATCCGGCGCCCGATGTTGCCCCAGGAGCAGCAGGCGCTCGCCAAAACCCCCGAGGGGCAGATGTATCTGAGCCAGGGCGCCCCCGCCGAGTTGTGGTCGGCCACGCTCACCCGCTCCACGTCGCGTGGTTGGCCGCACATCACGCAGCGGCCGGCGGAGTGTATCTGGGTGGATCCATCGGCGTCGACCGTCGCGACCGCGAAGGCGGTCTGGGACGTGCGGGATGTGACGGTCTCGGAACTGCTGGAGATGGGTCTGCCCGAGGACAAGGTGCTGGCGCATCGCGGTCGCGGGACGGACATGCGGCGGCGGCAAGAGGTGATCGCCAGGGACGGGGCCAGGGGGCGCAACATGGCCGCCAGCCCGCCGAACGATCGCGCGACATCGCTGGTCCGTCTCGCCGAGGGTTGGATCAGGATGGACACGGATGGGGACAACCGAAGCGAGTTGGTCCATGTGTTCATGCTGGGCAACGCCCAGTCACTTATACAATGGGAGCGGGTCGACGAGATCCCGTTGAGTTGTTTCACCCCATACAGGGAGGTTGGTCAGGTCATCGGCATGTCGCAGGCCGACATGGTGATGGATCTGCAGCGGGTCGAGAGCCGGGTAATGCGGGCCACCCTGGACAGTCTGGGCCAGAGCATGTTTCCGAGGACGGTGGCGACCCAGGGCCAGGTCAACATGGCCGACGTCCGGCAGACCGCGATCGGCAGTATTATAAGAGTGGCCGCCGCCGGCGCGGTGACCGAGTTGACCAAGCCCTTCATGGGGAAGGAGGCGCTGCCGGTGATGGCGGTGCTGGAGAGTATAAGAGAGAGCAGGACGGGTATCACCCGTGCGAGTGCCGGCCTGACGGTCGATGAACTGCAATCGACCGCGCCCATCGCCGTGTCGCAACAGTCCAGTGCGGCGCAGGATCGTTTGGACATGGTGGCCAGGACTTTGGCCGAAACCGGTCTGGCGCCGTTATATTCCGGTTTGTTAAGAATGTTGGCGCGCCAGCAGGACAGACCCAATGTCATTCGCATCCGGAATGCCTGGGTCGCCATTGATCCGCGTGCTTTGGCCACCGACTGGGAGTGCGCGGTCAATGTCGGCGGCAAGGGCATGCCGGCCGAGCGATTGCAGATGCTGGCCGCCATCGCCGGGAAGCAGGAACAAATCATGCAGGTGGGCGGCATGGGCAATCCGTTGGCCGGCATCCCGGAGTATCGCAACACGTTGGCCCGGATGTTGGAGACCATGAACATCTCGGATGTCGGGGCCTATCTGAAGCAACTGCCGCCTGACTTCCGACCGCCGCCACAGCCCCCGCCCGCGCCCGATCCGAGCCTGATCCTGGCTCAGGTGCAGCAGAGCAAGACGGCGGCGGACGTGGAGAACGACCGGGCCGACCAGCAGACGAAGCGGGCCTCTCTTCTGCTCGAGGACGATCGGGAGCGGGACAAGGCGGCGCTGGATGCGTGGACGAAGACGTGGGTGGCGGCGGCGCAGTTCGGCACCCCGGCGCCCTCACTGGACCAGTTCAAGCAGAGCATGAAATCCAACGCGCCGGCTGTTGGCCTGCTCTCCGATCTGCCGCCACCGACCTCACCACAACCTCCGGCCGTGGGGCAGCCTCCCCCAGGGCCACGGCCGGGCGGGCCGGGTCAGCCAATGGTGCCGCAAGCAATGGCTGGCCCGCGTCAGCCCCAGCAGGGGATGATGCCGCCACGGCCGATGGTCCCACCGCAAGGTCCGCCTCCAGCCGATCCGATGACACGGGCGGCGATCGGCAACGCGCTGGCGACCGGGCGAATGCCTACCGCATACGGCCAGATCGCCCAGCGGGCCGCGCTGTCACCGTTGCTGGGACCGGGCGGGCCGCCGCTACCCCAAGGGGCGGGATCACCGGGAGGGCCGCCAAATGGCTAAGATGATGCGAACGACGCGGGAGCCGGGGAAGGACACCAGGGCGCAGGTCGCCGCCGTGCTTGATCCGACGAGCGCCAAGCAGGCGGCGTTCATGGCCAAAGGCACCAAGGTGCCCCCCGTGGCCCAGGGATTGCTGAAGGTAAAGCGGCCCGAGGGCACGTTGGTCACTCGCTCTCCGGCCCACGCGGTGGCCTTCGCGGCACCCAGACACCTGACCGCCAACGTCATGGCGCCCTTGCTCGGCTATCCCGAGAGCAAGCCGGCGGCGATCGCGTCGGGCAACCCCCTGGTCGTGCAAGGACGGACGCGACGGGGTGCGGTGGCGCATGAGAGCGTGGCCTCGCCGGGCGGGCTGTTGGCGGCGGCGCTGGCGGCCAAGGCGGCGGTGCCGGGGGGGCGCGTGAAGGTGCTGACGCCCCAGGCGATGCAGGCGCGACGGAAGGGGATCAGGTGATGTCCATTGGTTTGCTGTTCTGGGTGATTTTCGTCATCGCGCTGGTGTTTGGTGCCTGGGGGCGCACGGCGAACGGTCAGGTTTACTGGGCCAACTACAACGGGTGGGTGTTCGCCGTGCTGCTGTTCCTGCTCGGTTGGCGCGTCTTCGGATTCGTTATTCAGGGGTGATGCGATGTCATTCCTGACCTGTTTGTTGATCTCATGCGTGGTGGTGGCGGTGGCGGTCTGTGTCATCGCATGGCTGGGCGTGCCCTGGCCGTGGGACGGTATCGCGCGGATCGCGGTGGTGTTGGGGTTGGTGGCCTGGATCGTGCCGGCCGAGGACATCAGTCGATGGCATTGACCGCCGAGCAGGTGGTTCAGGCCGAGGCGTGCCGGCGCATGCTGGACGATCCACACTTTCAGGCGGTGCTGAAGCGTATCGAGGACCAGTCCACCTGGTGGGCGATGTTCCTCGATGATGCACGCCAGCGCGAGGACAATCGGTTGATCGTGATCGCCCTCAATCGCATTCGCAACGAACTCACCGCCGACGCCGAGGCGGTGGAGGCTGATCGGGTGGCGGAGCAGATGAACCGGGCGATGGAGTAGGGGATGG